GTCGCCGATCTGAAAGCCAAGCTGGGGCGCCTGCCAACAGAAGAAGAAGTGGTGGCGGAAGGCTGGCCCCAGTACGCCAGCAAGGTGGATTTCCGGCGCCCTGGGCGCGGTGAGGCAGAGTTCAGGATGAAGGTGCGCTACACGCTGGAAAGAGCCGCCAGAGGGCTTGTGAAGGTTGATAGGGCAGTAACAAAGCCCGTAACACACCAACAGGAAGATGTTACGGGCGGTGTTACGGGCACTGTTACGCCAGATGGCGGGCTACCGCTGGTCTATTTCAACAACATTCACCCCAATCTCGACGCTGCCGATTTCGTTGAAGGGCTACTCACGGAAGCTGGGATGTCCGTCACCTACGGCGAAAGCAACTGCGGCAAAACGTTCTTTATGACCGATCTGGCCCTGCACGTTGCCCTGGGGATCAAATGGAACGGGCGAACCACCGAACCCGGGGGCGTAATCTACTGCGCCCTGGAAGGTAGCCATGGCATCTCCAACAGAGTCGCCGCCTTCAGGAAGCACCTCAACTTAGAAGGCGAGGAAATCCCCTTCGCCATCATCCCCGTATCCATCAACCTACTGAACCCGGAAGCCGACACCGAAAGGCTGATAGACGCCATCAGACGGGCCATGGAGGAAATGAAGGTTCCGGTGCGACTGGTCGTCCTGGACACGCTGTCCCGCGCCCTGGCTGGCGGGAACGAGAACGCGCCAGACGATATGGGCGCCCTAGTCACTAACATTGACCGCATCAGGCAGGCTACAGGCGTCCATATCAACGCCGTACACCATTCAGGCAAGGACACCGCCAAAGGGGCGCGCGGGCATAGCCTGTTGCGGGCCGCGACAGATACCGAGATCGAAATCACCAAGGCAGGCAAAGATAGCCCGTCAGTTGCCAGCGTGAAGAAGCAACGTGATCTTGAGATAGAGGGCGAATGGGTCTTCAAACTCCAGACCATCGAACTGGGCCGCAACCGGCGAGACAAACCCGTCACCAGTTGCATCGTGGTCGCCGCTGATCCGGCAGACGTAAAACCACGCGGCCCCAAACTCAATATGTGGGAAAAGATGGCAATTGAAAACATCAAAGAAATGATTAGCCGTTATGGTCAAGAAAGTTGGGGTGATCTACCTAGAGGGAAAGTATTGACGGAAGAACATTGGCGTAACAAGTGGTTTGTTACGGCCTCCATCGATGATCCGGGTAAGAAGCGCGTAACATGGAAACGGACAAAAGACAGACTAATCGAACTCCGCGTGGTGGGGCATAGCAATGGATATGTGTGGCTTGTTCAAGAGGATAGCGATGTTAGTTAAGATGGCGTGGGAAGATAGGCGTAACACCGTAACACGCGCCGTAACATGGTTTTTTTTACTTTGTTACGCCATCCGGGCAGCTTACCGTAACACCGTAACACCCGTAACACACACCTTTAGGTGTGTTACGGTGTTACGGTTACGGGTAAGCCCCTGACTTGGGAGAGAGAGGAAAGATGGTGAAAGAAGAAATTATCCCGCCACTCACAGAGGCGAATGGCGAATGGGTATGGCGCTCTCGGATGGCGGGTGCGCTGGATGCGCTGGTGGCGGGGCTGGAAAGAGAATGGGGGTTCGATCGGCTCCCGCGTCTGGTGTCGCCCGAAACGCGGGAGCGGTTCGTCAGCGCCCAAGATATGCATCGGCAGGCGACAATGGCGGGCGAGGATATGGCGGAACTGGACGCCATGATGATGCGGGCCTGGCGGGCCTTGGAAGCGGAGGCTCGGGCTGCTGGGTATGAGCCGCTTCCGGGCCCGCTAATGACCGTACAGGCCGATGAGGAGGAACGCGGCACCATCTGCATCTGTCAGGATGACACCCATGCACAGGCTGTCCTGGCGCGGGCTAAGGCGGAAGGGTGGAGCGCGGAGGCTTGGACGGTGGAGGAGGTGGGGCGCGTCCTGAAAGGGGCTTCACCAATAGCGGAAATCAAGGCTGCATTTCCGAAGGCGAAGGTGGTAAGGAAGGGGCAATTGATCGAGGACGAAATCCCGATCTAAGGTTGAGCATGAGCCGGGCATTCGAGGCAGCACGCATAGACTTCGGGCCGGATATTCAGGAAGGCGATATAACGGTGTCTGAGCGGTTTTGGGTGCCTGACGCTATGCTGGGTAGGGGGATGATTACAGAGGCCCTATACGCGGCTGCAAAGCGGTTTAGGGACGATTACTATGCGGGGCAGGCTGGGAGGCTTGGGGCCAGGGAGGCGTATTTGAGGGCCAGCCGTTCAATAGGGACGACTACAATGCCCGTGGTCGCCTGGACAGTGCTGAGCCATGGCACCATCAGCGGTTGGGCGGAATGTAAGGGAATAGAAACCGCCAAGGCGGTAGGGCAATTAAAGCAAGCCCTGGAAAGGCTGCATAACCACTATCAGTCTAGAAATCCCTAAAGGCTAGTTTTGGTTTGACCGGATCGATTGATTTTCAAATCCGGCATGAGCATTTTGGGGATATTCAGGGCCGAAAAAACTAAACGGCACTTTCGGTCTGACCTGATCGATCAGTTTCCAAATGCGATATGAACATTTTCAGGAAATGCGCTTGCGGATCATGGGCTTGGCCTAGACTGTGGAAAATCCAAAGATGCAAGCGCAATGCCAGAAAAGGCATGAAAAGCCGGGCTTAAAAATAATTTTGATCAGCGCATTTTTGTGCTTGTATTTTTCGTCAATATATTTATTTGCGGTTTTGTCGCGCGATAATGCGCGCATCGCAAAGAGGATAAAAACAATGTCTTTCAAAGATGATCTTGGTATTTGCGCTTTCTTTCTGGGGTTTTTTGTTTGGCTGCTGGTCTTTTGAGGGAGGGAAGAACTATGGAAAACCTATTCGAACAATTCGCAGGCGCTGATCTGGACCGTTTGGCCGATTGCATCAAAGCCATTCGCAAGGCCGGGCTGCAAACCAGCAAATACACGCAAGCTGGCGTCAATCAGTCATCCGGCAATGTCTGGGTCTGGGATGAGGATTGGTGTGGCGCCGTTGCATGTTCAATCGGCTTTGATGTGTTTTGGGTTCACTCTTGCCATGAATGCGGCGAGGAATACGAGTTCGACACATATGGCGAGATGGATGAATATATCGCGAAGCATGAGCGCCAATGTGAAGCCTGCTTTGAAGCCAAGGCGGAGGCGTGAACCATGGCACAACATACTCCCGGCCCCTGGCGCGTAGCGTTAGGCAATAGGCTACAGGTTCACGGCCCAAAAGATGAAATCGGCTGGCCTGCGTCTATCGTGTATAATGCTGGGCTTTGCACCAGTGAGGAAGCACAAGCCAATGCGCGCCTAATTGCTGCCGCGCCGGATATGCTCGCGGCCCTGGAAGCCTTTGTTGGGTCGCGTAAAGGGGATGGCATGGGCTGGACATTGGACAGCCTTGAAGCCATGGCGCGTGATGCTATTGCTAAGGCAAAAGGGGGCTGCCCATGAAAAACAACACATTAAAACGCGGCGCCCCAAAACGCGGCCTAGCGGCGCATCCAGCGGTTATAGCGGCGCAGATAGGCTATTCGGACATGGTGGCAGGAAGGGCTTTCGATGTGTGGCGCTTCACGGATCAGATAGGGCAGTGCAACTATGAAATCGGCAGGCTTTGGGCGCTCAATATAAAAACCGCCGGAATAAATCCGCCAATATGGCCGAAAGGCAAGAATATCCCGTCAATAGTGCAAGCCATGATCAAGCAAAGCTTCCTTTTGGTGGGTGACTGCCAGCCTAGAAAGTCTGGCGCAAAATAGCCCGAATCGGCACCAAAATAGGCCCGGCTTTATGCCGGGCTTTTTTTATGGGCTTGGATTAGGTAATCTCAGCCCATGGCAAATCCTCCCAAATATGATCCCGAAGTCTATATGCCAGAGTTACTGCGCCGCGTAGGGAATGGCGAGTTACTGGTGGACCTGTACGGCAAAGATGGCTTCCCTAGTAACTACACAGTACATGGCGAGTTAACGCGCACAGATGGGCGCTGGGCTAACGCATATACGCGCGCGCGTGAACAACAAGCCCATGCAATCGCGGAAAAAGCCGTTCGGGATGTAGAAAAAACCATAGACCCCGAACAAGCGCAACTTGCGCGCCTGAAATTCGATGCCAGGCGATGGCTTGTCGGGAAGATCGCTCCCCGAATTTATGGAGATAAAACAACGCACACGATAGAAGCCGGCGAATCCTATGTGGAAGCCCTTAGGCTTGCCAATGACAAGATGCGCCAGAAGGAAAGGGAGGCCCGGCGCATTATTGACGTCGATCCCGAGACGGGAAACGAGGTTAAAAAACTAGGAAACAATGCCGATGCGCGTAAACGCAAGAATCCAATCATATCAGATACTTAGTAAGTAATTTTACATAATGGGCCTTATGCGGTTCCAGGCCAGGTGCCCCGAAACTGGCGCCCCCAGCCCAGCCCCCCCCTTCGAAAAGCGGCGGGGGCGGGCTGGTGGTGGCATATATGTACTTACCCCCCCGTGGGGTGGGGGCAAAAAGGCAAAACGTCCCTTTACCCCCCGTGAAAATTTAGGATAGAATCAGGCTCTCATGGCAGGCAGACCCAAACGGCGGGCTAGATTAGCAGCGGAGGCGGCGGCGCGAGCCGCTGCCGAAGCGGAGGCCAATGGCGTCCAAGCCCCACCCCCTGCGTACCAAGACACAGGCCCAATAGCACCCCCACCCCCTGCCGCCCCGACAGCCGATGAACAGGCGGCGATTATTGAGCAGTTGGCGACAGACCCGGTTCTGTTCGTTGAATCCATGCTTGGCGCCACCCCGCAGAAGTGGCAGGCGGACGCTCTTAGGGCGATTGCCAGTAATGACCGTGTGGCGATTCGCTCCGGCCATGGCGTGGGGAAGACTGCGTTCTTGTCCTGGCTGGTGTTATGGTGGCTCCTTACTAGACTGCCGACCAAGGTAGTCTGCACCGCCAACACGGCGCACCAGTTATCTGATGTCCTTTGGTCCGAGATTGGCAAATGGCACCGCAAGCTGCCCGAGGGAATGCGGCGCTTGTTGGAGATCAAGTCTGACAAGATCGAGTTGGCTGGTGTCCCCGACAGCTTCGCGGTGGCGCGCACCAGCCGCCGGGAACAGCCGGAAGCCTTGCAGGGGTTCCACAGTGAGAACCTTCTCTTTGTGATTGACGAGGCATCTGGCGTTCCCGACATTGTGTTTGAAGTGGGCCAGGGCGCCTTGTCCACTGAGGGCGCCAAGGTCGTAATGACTGGCAACCCCACGCGCAGCCAGGGTTATTTCTATGATGCGTTCAACAAGAACCGCAAGCGGTGGTGGGGTAAGCGGGTTAGTTGTCACGATGCGGATACGGTGGACAAGGCGTTTCTTGAGGACATGGCGTCCCAGTATGGAGATGGGTCAAACCAGTACCGGGTTCGTGTGTTGGGTGAGTTCCCCAGTGGCGACGACGATGCGTTGATTGCGCGCCATCTCATAGAATCTGCCACCACAAGACAGGTGGAACCCAGCCAAACGGCGCCCGTGGTGTGGGGGTTGGACGTTGCCAGATTTGGCGATGACAGTACGACCTTGGCCAAGCGCCGTGGCAATGCGATCACCGAGCCGATTAAGATGTGGCGCGGCAAAGACCTCATGGAAACGTGCGGCATGATCAAGGTGGAGTGGGATGCGACGCCTGGCGGAATGCGGCCCCAAGAAATCTTGGTCGATGTGATTGGCTTGGGTGCGGGCGTGGTGGATCGGCTGCGTGAATTGAACCTCCCCGTCCGTGGGATCAACGTCGCGGAGTTGCCCGCCTTGGATGGGCACCGATTCAGCCGGTTAAGGGATGAATTGTGGTGGAAGGCGCGGGAGTGGTTTGAGCAGCGGGATTGCACCATTCCGAATGATGAGGCTCTGGTGGATGAGTTGTGTGGTCCGCTGTACACGGTGACGAGTGCGGGCAAGATACAGATTGAGCCGAAGGCGCAGATGAAGC